CAATGCCCCCAAGCCGATGCCTATCGGACCGCCTAAAGCTCCTATCCCCGTCAACCCAGCAAGTGATCCCCCATAAGCAGACATGCCAGCAGCTCCAAGGCCGGATGTTATGCCGGAATATCCAGACTGAGGCAGCCCCAACGGCCCACCTAAATAAGTATACCCCAGACTGCCCAAGGCACCAGCTCCAAGTGCTGACCCCCAGGTAGCGCCACCGAAACCAGCAGGAGCAGGCCCACTTATTGCGCCGGGATACAACATCCCTTGAGAGGCCCCTGCTGTTGTCATAGCCAAATTGGTTGATCCTGGAATCGTTGCCCCCAACCATCCCATACCTGGAAGATTTGACATGCCACTAAAACTTGGAAACATGGTTGTCCCGCCTCCACCAGCTAAACTCGGCAACCCCAGCATATTTCCCAGGGTGGACCCGGCCATCTGATTCATCATCGGCTTGAAAATGTTTGTCATAGCGACTTCAGCGGCCATGTTCGCCAGCATTCGCTTGAAAATATCGAGCATGGAGTCGGCAAAGTCTTCGAAGGAATCAAGCTGACCGTCAAAGATGTCGTAGAAGGTATCAGCGGCAAACTTGTGCATATCATCATACACCCGCTCCCAATCTTTCTTTATTTTTTCTGCGGCTTCTTTTTCTGCTTTTATTTTGTCTTTTCTGGATTTTTCATATGCCTTTTTTTCTTTGGCAATTTGTTTATTCATTGCTTCTATTTCTCGTTGCCAAGAATCTTGTCGTTCTTTTTCCGCATCCCATATATTTTGGATTTCGGCATCTAAAATCCATTGACGAGCAGCTTTTTCAGCTTTAACCCTATCGTCAAGAACTTTTTGTCTTCTTTCGAGTTCTTCTTTCCATAACTTATCAAGTTTAAGCTGTAACTCTTTTTCTAATTTTTCTGTATTAAATCCTTTTTCTTTTGCTGCTTTTATTATATTACCATAAGTTTCTTTGGCAATATCTACTTCTCTTTGGTAATCAGATAATCTATCCCTTTTTAATTCCTTTGTTGCATTTTGGAGAGATTCATATAAACTTTTTTCTTGTGCAATTTGATCATTTAATGCTTCAATTTCTCTTTGAATAGATTCAATTCGTTCTTGTTCTGCGTCTTTTATATTCTGGATTTTTATTTTCTTAATCCAGTCATATATTTTCTTTTCTTCCTTTACTTGATTGTTTAGTGCTTCAATTTCCCGTATTGTGTTTTCAATTCTTTCTTGTTCTGCGTCTTTTATATTCTGAACACGAATAGACTTAATCCACTCGTATATCTTTTCTTCTTCCGCAATTTGGGCGTTCATTGCCTGAATTTCACGAATAGCACTTTGTACTCGTTCTTTTTCAGACTCTTTTATGTTCTGGATTTTTATTTCTTTCAGCCAAGCATACTCTTCTTTTTCAGTATTAATGACCGCATTCATGGCTTGAATTTGTTCATGATACGCTTCTTGTTGTGCCGTAAGCGTGTCTTTTATTGCTTGTATTCTTATTTGTTTTTGCCATTCAATAGCTTGGTTTTCTTCTTGAATATATGCCAAAAACTGCTTTGTTAATTCATTTCCTCTTAAACGGACACTCCATTCATACGCTTCTTTCTCTTTAGCAATGACAGCATTCATTGCCTCGATTTCTTGTTGTGTTGCTTTTTGTCTTTCTTTTTCAGCATCCTTTATGTTTTGGACTCGTATTTCTTTAATCCATTCATAAACTTCTTTCTCTTTAGCAATGACAGCATTCATAGCTTCAATTATTCTTTGATGATATTCTGCTGTCGCTTGCTCTTGGTTTTGAAAAGATTTGATCTTCATTTTCAAAACCCAATCATTATATTCTTTTTCTTTTTGTGCTAACTCTTGTTTTTCCTTTTCATCAATCTGCAATAATTGATCAGAAAGAGATTGCCTTAATTGTTCCCGTTTTTCTGCATCGTCTTTATAGGTAATATAAAGCTGGCGAAATGTTTCATTTACGTTTTCTCGTTCTTCATCGTATTTGGATTTGGAATAATTTACAAACTCATCCAACAATTTCTTTTGATTATCGTATGACTTTAATGCAGCGTCTCTTGTTTTAGAATCAAAACCAAATTCACCCATATTAACATCAAAAGGAGATGCGTTAATTATATCTTGAAATTCTTCTTGGGCTTTTATGGCATCGTTCGTTTTTTGCTGAATATATCCAAAAGTATTGCCCAATCTTTCAAGAGTTTCTACTTCAAAACCATAATCAAGAACACCTTGTAATTTTAAAATAGTTTCTCTAAGTTCATTGGCTTTAGCAACACTTTCATCAAAAACAGGAGTACGTCTTTGTTTCCCAAAAACATCAATATATTTATCAATATCTTTTTGTAGTTTATTTAACTCATTTTGTAAACTCTGTATCGCTTCTTTTGGCTTATCAAATGCTTTAAATAACTCAGCAACGTCAGTTTTACCGTCTTCGGACATAACCGTAACAGCATCTCTGAATGCTAATACAGCTTTTTCACCTTCTTTCCATCTATCAACAGCAGCATTTATTTCATTACCACTACCAAGAAATTCATCCCAAGTTATTTGTCCTTGTGCAAGGGCTTTAGCCCCATCAAGCATAGTAAAGAATTCATCAGTTAGTGCATTTACATACCCCGCAAATTCGCCAATACCTCCACCAAAAGTAATAACCTTATACAACTTTCCAAAAGCGGAAGCTAATGCAAGGACATTTTCAATACCATCCTCAAAATTCAATGATTCCATAAATTCTTCGATATCATCTTGAGAATCATTTAATAAAGAAGAAATAGAATCAGCTAATTCCACAAAGAGATCCAAAATACCAGAAGTGGCTAATGTTCTTTGTAATTGAATAACAGAATTACTTAATCGTTCAAAAGAAGCCCCTGCTCGATCACCAGCATCTTTAGCGGCTTCCCCAAATCTATTTTCAAGAACATCTGCTAATTTTGGAAGGAGTTCTGATGCAAGAACTTGTCCTTGTTCAAGCATCTTATTTAATTCTTGTGTACTAACCCCCATTGCTTCGGCAGCCATCTGGAACGCCCCTGGGAGACGCTCTCCGAGCTGGCCTCTAAGCTCTTCCGCCTGCACATTTCCTTTAGAAATCATCTGAGATAGTGCACGAAGTGTACCAGCAGTATCATCAGCACTCATACCCAAAACAGCACTTGCCTTTACTACACTCATAAAGACTTTTTCTATTGCTTGTCCTTCAAGTACTGTATTTTTGGATGCAGCTAATATGTTACGATAAGAATCCTCTACCGCATTAAGATTCAGTCCTAAATCATTTGCTGTTTTCCCCAACATATTCAAAATACGATTTGATTCTTCCGCACTCCCTGTTATTGCTTTGTATGATCTTTGTAACGAATCAAGAGCTACCCCTTGTTTAAGGATACCACTGGTAAATTGGGTTATTTCCATAGTGGCTAAAACGGTAGCATAACCAAGAGCAGCAGCACGGACGGTTTTTACAAAACCATTGAAAGCAGATGAAGATTTTTTGACAGCTTTGTTAGTTCTGTCAAAACTCCTTTCGGTACTCTTTGCCATTTTATCCATCTGTTGTTCAAGAGAAGCTACACTTCTTTTTAACTGAGATATATCTTTAGAAAATCTATCGGACATTCTTTCAAAGTTCTTATTTACCCGATTGATATCTCTTTCCATAGCACTGGACATATCCTTAATATCTTTCTTAGCCCTTGCAGAATCTTTCCGCAATTCGGCTATATCCAGTCCCATAGAAATTGCTAATGTGCCTATATCAGTCATTATATACCTTCTTCATCCGTACTGGTTTCTTGGTTTCTTTGCCCTTTATGTAATCAAACCGGGAACCAAATTTAGTGCGTTGCTTCCTTTTTGGGGGGATTGTTCTTTCTGGTACTCTTTCTTCCAAAGCGTACTTATACCGTTTACCATCTGTTCCAATAACAGGTTTAAGTTCTTCTTCAGTTAAAAGCCTTTCCTTTGCTTTTTCATCTCCTAAAGCCGATACCATATTTTTTGCGGCGTCTATGATATTGAATTTAGATTCCTCTTTTTTATTGTCTTTACCAAACTGTGGTAAAAAGTCTTTATACTCAAAATGGGAACCGTCTTTAAACTTAATAAATGCCAGGGCAAATCTGTAAGCAATCAAAGCGAGTTGGTGCATTATCTGTTCATGTGGTAAAGGATTTTCACTGGAGTACATTTCCCATTCTTTTGCTTGAGAATAAGAAATACTATCCAACATTTTATCCACATTTACATGTCCCAACTCCCTTGCCATACCTAACCAGAACTTTCTTCCTGGCCTCCTAAGTTTTTTGCCATTTCCTCTTCTGCTTCTTCTGTACTACCATTCACTTCACGAACAACTTCCAGAATCTTATCCAACACTTTTGCACTCTTTTTGGAAAGCTGTTCATAGTGCTTTTCTGTAAAAAGTTTCTGAGTACATTCAGGATCAGCATAAACACAGGACGATACCATTTTTGCTCTGAAATTATCAGAATTGAATTTACGTTTACCATCACTACTTTCAATAAAAACAGATTTTTCCCAATCTTCTTTGTCTTTGCCCGTCATGCCTTTTACATAAAGTTTACATTTCCATTCAGGGATAGGAACTTCTCTGGATTCAAGATCGTTTATCCCAAAAATATGATTCCGCAATTCGTTAATGTCTTTCAAATCCACATACTCTACTTTTTCTGTCTTTTTCATTGTCTTTCTCCTTTGATTAAGTTTCTTATAGTACAAAATAGATTAAGGGGTGTAGGGTTTGATTAACCCTGATTTCAATTAAGACCCACTACCGGAGTTTACAGTTACCTGTCCAGTTACCTTAATGGTAATGTTACAAGTGATCTGCGAACCAGCATCAAGATTCAACGGCAATTCAGTAACAAGTCCAGTAAATTCAAGAGTTGTTACATCATCATCCGGGAGAATCATTTCATAGTCAACTTCGGTATCTGATTCAAAATCAGTCTTCATTGTTTCATAATCTGATCTGGTAAAATTCATTGTGAAAGTCAATGTACCAGGATCACGAAAACCAGCAATGAATTCACGATAACCGCCCATACTGGCAAGAGACGTTACATCAATAGTTTCTCTGGACATTGTTGGCCCAGAAATATTGATAACTTCCCCTACACTTACCCAAGCAGTACCAGTGTACTTTTTGAGCAATGCACCTACACTCGAAACAGCATTAGTCATTTTAATTCCTCCTTATGTTGTTGTTATATTCCAGATCGTTGAACCCGGAAATTTAAAGAAAATTGATACCTGTTTTTATCGTCTTGTCCTAAATATAAAATATCCGATTTAACAGCTATCTCAATATATCTAGTACCATTCCATATTTCATTATTTCTGGCATAATGTAAACGGTACTTGACATCTCGCATAAAAGCATAACCTACTTGGTAATCAACGTCTCTATGCAAAAACTGAACAGATGGTCTTTCATACCCATATTCCCCTTGATCTGCTCCTCCTGTATCAACAAGAACAGAACAAGTATTAGGAGTATCCGGCATAGAGGCAACAAATAGATTAGTACCAAACACTAACCCTAAACCAGCTCCAGAATCTACAAGCATGTCCTTTATATCTATACTTGGTGCATTTGCTGAACTTGTTGTCATCTCAATGCTCCTTGTGCTTCTTTAGCTACTGTATAAAGCACATAAGCTATATTTCTATCTACAGCATTCTCCAAAAACTTAGGACCAGACCCAGGACGTGTCCAATTAATACCAGATTGTCCTCTACCTGATACGGCTTTCATGTGACTTAAAGCTCTTCCTGATATTCCTGAACTTGATGTCATTTCATGAACATAAAGAGCATAATAAGCACCGAACCCAAAAACCACAAAAGGCCCACGGGAAGTTCCAAGTGCTTTTGCCTTTGCTGTCATTTCAGAAATAGTGCCACTATGAACAGCTTGTAACTTTGCCATTTGTGCCACCGTAAATGCCGTTTTTTTGCCGGTTGCCTTAAAACGGGGGCTTGCCCCTTGGGGAACATTCCCTTGGCTTGTAATCACGAAAAAACTGGCCCTAAGATTTCCTTTATCAACGGGAATCAATGGAACTGTTTTATCCATGTCCCGCCTAATCTGAGCTACCCCCCTGATAATACCTTTTAGAGTACGTCCTTCAATGGCCTGTATTCTGGTATTCAGATTATTGATTATTTGGGTCAGCCCTCTTATTTTAGCTTTACCGGCCATTACAACCACGCTTTCCTGAAATAATCAGCACCATCAATACTCACTTTTTTATAGTACGCCCTAATCGGGGATGCCCCGGATATGTTCTGTGGTATATCTAAATCACCTGAATCAATATCATCCAATTCTCCAAGATACAAATAAGCATCATTTTCAAAATCATGAGATGCTGAATACACAACAGCTTTTGATATTTCTTCTTTCCCTGCTGAACTCATAAAAAGTTCTTGGTGTTCCTCCCATCTTACATCAATTTCTACTGGATCATCAAAAGACAACTTACCAAATCCATCTGTAGTTGGAGATCCCCAATAAACTGCTTTCTGATTAAATGATCCTTCTAAAAAGCCCATTTTAACCTCTTAAAGAATAGGAGAATCATCAAATGATGGAACAGCTTCAATCTTAATTCTCTTTTTACCGACATTTGCCAGTTTACCACTGGTATCAAAAGCAAGAGCTGTTTGTCCGTATGTAGTTGTTTGCATGTTCATACCAAGTTCAGGGTAACTTTCAGCTCCATCTCCAATCTTTTTGTATTGTGGTTGTCTGGATTTGGTCATTGCTATAAAATGAGCAGCTACCCATTTTTCTATAGTTTCCATCAAAGAATCAGACAATCCTTCATTTCCAAGAATAGAAGTAACCATAAGATTAGCATCAGTAATATATGTATCTACTTCTGACTCTGTTAAAGACGTAGCAATAATGGCCTTTACATCTGTTGCATTTGTTCTAACAGCCATTTGTCATCTCCTTATTTTCTACTTTTCCAAAACTTCGGCTCAATGAAATCCATAACCGCTGGCCCATTCCAAGTCAATCCTAACCATTCAACAGTGTGCATCATTTGTTCATAATCAGCATTCACCATTCTTTCAGGCCAAACCATTTGAACATTCAATCCAGCTTTAATTATCTCCACAAACTTTTCTTCATGCTGATGTACCCACCAAAGCCAACCTTCTTTTTCGTCTTTAGCTCCAACTGCTTTTTGTATCTTTTCACTGCCAAAAGCCGTCATAAAACCTGTACGAGTACAAGAATTAACAATATCAGATGTTTTGCGTCTCACAATAACCCATTTAGAATTTGGAAAGGCGTACTGCCAAACGGGCCAAATAAGAGACATTTTAGCACATTTATACATCCAAGGTTTGTCTGGAGTCCATCCTTGTGACTTCATGACATTAAGAACAATTTCTCTAAATCTTTGTGGAATAATTACATCATCAGTTTTCGGTAATGGATATTGTCCTCTTTTATCCATTCCCATATTCATTAAAATTGGCTTAACCACTTTTTCCCTTAAAGTATGATTCTCAAACATACCTTTAGGGTTCCACCGTCCTGGTCCTTGAGTATCGCCTTTAAATGCACCACACAAATGAATACAAGCTGCTACTAATGATGTGCCTGATCTTGCTGCTCCTGTAACTAAAATAGGTTTGTCGGAATAATCCATGATTAGGACTCCTTATAAAACTGGTTATAAATTCTTTCATTTTTTTGTAACAAATAACGAAACTTTGGTGGACGTAATTTTTCATGATATAGATGATAAACTAACAAATCATCTCTATGAACAAATAGAACTCCTTTCTTTTTTAATGAATCCCTAAATGCATCATCATCATAGGAAATTCCATTAGCAAACCGTTCATCAAACCCATTTACACTCCAATATGTGTTTTTGTGCAAAGCACTACAGAAATGATATTCTTTGTTTCTGTATTTAGAATGTTGATACCAATTTAAAGGAGTTCCATCTTCTTTCCAAGCTAAACAAGCACAAATAACATACACATTAGGATCTTTCTGAAATTCATTATCAAGGCCATTTAATATATTCTCTACATGACAACATTCTGGATTTGTAATTACTAAAAAATCACCACAAGCATGAAAAGCTCCTAAATTAAATGAAATACATGGATTATAACTTGGAGTATTTCTGGTTATAATCTTTACATTTAATTTGACTCCGTTAATTAATTTCTCAAGAAGTAATGTTTCTTTTTCAGTAACTTTATTATCCAGAATCAATATAACTTCAAAATCATCTCTTTTTTGATAATGAAACCACAAAGAACCTAATGTATCTGTAAATTGATTTAACCGATTATAATACGGCATCAATATACTATATTTTATTGGCATTTAAAGATTCCTAAAAAATATTTATTTCCAAAGCATTTCAATGATACTTCTTTCCAATTTACAAAATCTTCTTTATTCCATAAACTGATATGTAAATTATGTTTGTTTAAATAATAAAAACTATTCTCATCAAAAATGTTTTTTTCATTATTATCCCAAACAACAGGGGTCAATAAAACAATACCTTTCTTAGCAATCTCTTTAACTTGTCGTATTAATGCTTTTCCTCTTTCTTTTTCAATATGTTCAATCACATCCAACATAAAAACGTAATCAAACGAATTATCACCAAAAAACAAATTCTCTTTATTTAAATCCATTAAAAAATCTGGATTCGATTTTTGCCAGGAATCTATACTGGTAAATTGTGCTTTTTTGAAAAATGGATAATACCATTTATCTCCACAACCAATATCAAGTATTTTTATCCAATCATCAAAACGAAGTAACCATCTTAAAAAATCTGGACATTGTGTATCATCAATACACAGATTGTCGGATTTATATAAAGGTTTCATGTTTTCCTTCGTCAACCATTATCCCAAGAAGATTATTATAATCATGGTAATAACACTTATCACAAATACTTCCATCAAATGAAGTAATTGTATTTGTCATTACCTGTTCAATGTCTTTTGCTTCTCCTAAACACAGTTTTTCTGCCATTTTATGGTTTCCGTCATGAATAGCATATTGCGCCCCACAACAAGCATATATTTTACCATCAGCCCCAATAACTGGTTTAAGGTAGCAAATATAACACGGACCTCCTTTTGCATATGAATGACGTTGCTGATAAATTACTTTAGAATCATCAATACCAATCAACATCAAATGTTTTTTTACAGCAGTAAGATTAATATAATCCTGTTCAAGAATATCAGTTACCAGTCTTACATGAGTAAAATCCAGTACATTTGCTATATCAATTATTTTTTCAATATTCTCAAAATTTGGATTCTTGCTTACTACATACGAAAAAGCCCAATCAACATTTTGTCCTTTTCTTACTGCATCAAATACAGTATCTTCAAATCCAGCCGTAAATTTTCTTTCATCAGCAAAACTAATACGACACCAAGTTAAATCTTCAAATGTATTGAGTTTATACAAACAAAGTCCATTTGTTACTAAACCAACATCAGTATCAGAAGAACTGACAAAAGAGATAAATTCATTTATTCTTGGATAAAGTAAAGGTTCTCCTCCCCCTGTAATTGTCATTGATTTCATGCCTAACCGTTTCAATGAAAAAACAGTATGCAAAGCATCATCAAATGGCATCTCCGTTTTTCTATCATCGTCTTTACAAGAACAAAAGGAACAATCCAAATTACATTTGTTTGTTAAAATCATTTGAGTATGGTAACATGGAATACGTCCTTTATTTTTTATACTATAAAGAACATCCCAATTACGCATCAACTTAATTGGCATTGAATTTGCTGCCGTAAAAGCTGATTCTTTAATTCTTTGTCCACTCATCATGAACCCACCCTTGATTAAGGTTGTGTAATCTCGGAAAACCATGCCAAGCAAGTATATGTGCTTGAGGTATTTTCTGATGTCCGTTATTTGTTTGCTTTCTTCCGATAATAAAATCTTTCGGTAATTTATCCTGAATTTTGATTATTTTTTCAGTGTCGATTACATCAGATATAAGTCCTTGATCTCCTCTTTTCCATCTATTTGTAAAAGATTTGTATTTATCCATATACTTTTGCGGATCTTGTTTAAATGTATTATATACATCTTTATACTCTGCAAAAGAACCAACCATAATTCCACTGGCAAAATTTGTATCTTTTGTAATCCTTCTGGCGTCTTGATTAAATCCCCTCAATCCACCAAAAGAAATCCCATTTACCAAATTAACAAAAGAATCAATCTCCTTTAGAATTACAGTATCTAAATCAAAATAAATACAAAACCCTTTAAATAATTCTGAACGAAAGAGTTCTATTTTTGACCACCACCCAGGCCAATTATGTTTTAATTGAACTTCATTTATTTCACTTTTATCCAAATGAGTATCAGTTAAACAATGGAAATAAAAATCACTTGAAAAATTTCTCTGTATTCCATTAAACAACCGATAAACATAATCTTGATTGTAATCACCACCTGATTTCAAAACACAAACAAAATTAACCACATTCAGTTCGTTTTTTGGCACTAAATTTTCATTTTCTTTGGTTTCGGGTGTCTTTGTACCAATTTCAATTATTTCGTCTTTTTTAGTGCTTTTTTCTTTATCAAAGAAATCCCAAAAAGATTTAATTGGAAATTCTTTAATTTTTGAATTAGGGGATAAATTAATTATTTCTAAACCAAGTTTTTCAGCCTCTTTTGAAATTGGTTCAAATCCATTTATCTGTCTTTTATACGGAGGCTGTACTTTTGTCCTTCTTGGTACTTTTCCCATCATTGCATCTTTATTTGTAAAGTTCTCTTTTTTATCTGGATAACCAGCATGCCAATGAACTCTACCGTCAGGTAATGAATACATATCAAAACCTAACAAAAACACCCTTCTTGAACCTAAACAATACGCCAAATTGATTGCGGCTGCTCCTGAGTTAAATCCCGCCCATGTTAAACTTTTTCCATTGGTACAAATACCTTTTTCATGATTCTTCTCAAGATACTTAATGCTTTTGTATTTTCTTCCAGCAAATTTACCAGCACTTGCTACCTTTAATCCACTGAAATCATCATACCAACTCATATATTGCAAATAAGTATCTGAATCACCCCAATAAGCAACATCTACCCAATCACCCAAAAAAGCTGATAAATTTACTCCAATAACGTGCTTATCTTTTAAATACGGTTTCAAATAATCACCAAACTGAACAAACTCATCTTTATGCAATGGAACTAAATCATCTGGAACGTCGAATGTTTTTGCTATTGAGTGTCCACCACCAATAATAAAACAATCACCATCCCAAATCTCAGGAGCGTGCCAAATCATAGATTATTCCTCGTCTTCAGTTTCCTCATCAATACCATCAACAGCATCTTCTAACGTCTGTCCATCTGGAAGAAATGATTCAGCCGCTTCCCGTCTCAATGGCTTAGAATTAAGTTTTTGCATTGTAACCGTATTTACAACATCATACCATCCACCGCCTCTGGATTTCACGCTCAGGGTTTTTCCAAGATCCGCTGCCGGAATAGCATCAAGATTCGTAAAACCAGCTTTTACGATATTACTCAATTCCCATTCATGTGCGTAAAGGATTTCCCCTTTAGTAACAACCTGTCCATCAGAATGATAATGAGTGCCGTTTGTTACCTTTCTCCATTTAGGTCTTGTATCGCCCTGATGTTCCGGTGCTTTTCTTTTATTTGATCTTTTAATAGCCATTTAATATCTCCATAACATGATTAGTTAAATTATATAATGGTTTGATTAACCATAGTGTATCAATCAATTAATATTAGGACAGAACGCAAAGACCAGAATTACCAGACTGATCTGCTCTAATCTGCGGAACCTGAATGGTCATAACTTTGAAATGATGAACCATTCCGCCCTGAGAAGACCACTGAACTACACGAGGGGAGAATCCATTAATCATACGAATAGTGCTTGACTGCATGGAAACCATAACAACGGTATTGGCAGTAAGACGGTCAGCTACCTTAATACCCATAAGCCCATCAATTTCCATAAGACGATCTTTAATGGATTTGGGATAACCAGTAGTATAATCATCACCCATTACAGTATCATAAGCAGTAGGAATATACAGCATAAACGGCCCAAAATGCTTTGCATTAATAAGAGCCTGTTTCATACCCTGAACATCTTCAAGAATATTAGCTCCAGTTTTACCGGAAGCATTCCAATTAGCACTCAAAGTAGTGGTATTTTTATTCGTATCAGAAATATAAGAATAAATAGTACCACCGCCATAAGTAAAGGAAGTATCAGTAAACAAAAGATCCTCAAGTTTTTCAGATACACGACGGGTAACAGCCTCGATCATAGTAGTATCCAAAGGATCGCCACTATTACGAGATGCTTCAAGAGAACGCTGATCCAGAGTAAAATCACCATGAATAATGGGAATCGGCAAATATTTGGTCAGGTACTTAGGACGATCACCCTGCCCCATAGTAGCTCCATCCATACTAATATTTGCACTACCAGGATCATTCATATCCTGATACTCAAGAACCGTTTTACCCATTGCGTTACTGATATTATATGTCAGACCAGCATTAAAAAGATCCGCAACACCAACCAGTCTTTCACGGGCAGTTTTCATAACTACACGATCAATTTCAATCCACTCATCACGCTGCAATGTAGCATTAGCAACCGGAACTTTTCTAAATACCGGCTTACCATCTTTTCTACCAACCTGCTCATTAATATAAGGTCTTCCTTTATACCAATAAGGCCGCATAGAATGAACACTAAAACGTGTTCCAATCATATTTTCCAATTCAGGATTAGAAAAACCTTTATCCTGGGAAAATGCATCCATTTTTACATCCATTATCTTTCTCCTTATTTTATTTGTGTGTTTTTATAACCAAATCAATTAAACAATCGTAACCTTGATTCTTTTATCATAACCAAGAGTACCAGAAGATTCAGCGCCACTGGAATCAGAAAGATTCAGTGCTTCATCAGCCTGAGCAACAATACGATTCTGAGTAATGGGGTCGGCATTAGAATCCTGACCAGAAGCAACGTATTTTTTCAATGTACCGTCACCATTAGACTCAAGATAATCACCAATAGCAACATTCTCACCATCAGAAAGAACCGCCTGTACCTGATCCCCCCGCTGCGGAATCCAACAAACTACACGATCATCAGCGGCATAAGCATCATCAATATCATTTCCCTGATTTTCATCTTCAATAGCA